GACCAAAGCAACTCACAAACGCTTCACACATATCTGGTGATTAGTACAACCTCTTGACTTTATATTCAAGAGGACTTATAATTTATTTGTAAGGAGGGAAGACACCATTCTTCTTCTTCTTTTTGTACCATACAAAAAATTACTATGTTTTACAAAATTGACAGCAAGTGCAGTGTGCCACCTATTTCACTGTATATCAAAAATTGTGAAATTCCAAAATTTCGCACATTTGAAAATCTTGAATTTATTGAGTTAGAATTGTCTCAAATTGATAATACTAATGAATATGGTCAAGAGGTTAATGATGCTAGAGCACAAGGAACTGATAAAAATAACATTGATGGTCTCAGGTCAAGTTTTCTGACTAAAGGTGTTGATACATCTATTCTTCCTCCCATTGTTATTAAAGAAAAAAATAAAAATGACAAACATCCTCTTGCTGAGGGATTTTCTAGATTTGCTGCCCACTCACTTAATGAACAAAATTCAATTATTGTTGTTGCTGGTGATATTGCTAAAGGATATAATCTAGAGGATGTTAAAGATGAGTTGGGGTTGGGATGTAACGATCATCTTTCTTCTAAAAAAGCAACAGTATCTGACTTTGAAACACGTCTGACTAAGTATATTGATAGAATTCAAAATGTAACAAGAGAAATGTGTTACGAATGGTTTGATGGTATTAAACACTCATTGACAGATACTAAGAAAAAAAATATTATTGATAAAGTTTATGAGCAAAAATATGCATCTAAAACTATGGAATCATTTGATTCTAAAAAAGCACAAATTAGAGTAAAAAAACTAACAGGAAATGATATTAAAAATACTGTAGTTTTTAATAATTATACTGG